GTGTCACAAGTACAGTGGTTATGATGGCCTGATTGGCACCTAGGAGACGCTGTGTGAGGCGGAAAGAAGCCAGTAGGCTTATCATACTCTAGGTCACAATAAGTGCATTCACCTTTAGGCATTTGTTTAATGTAAGGTTGTGCTTCAGGTTGTGTTATATTCATTTTATTGCTTGCCACCATTCATCTTCAATATTAGGATTAGAATTAGGTATTTGATTCTCTAATAAACGATCTTCAAAAGAAGTAAAAAATGCTTTACCGCGCAATGCCCAGTATGCTGCTTCAAGTCTACCGTCACCCCATAAGCGATTCATCTTATATAAAGAAATAAAATCTTTCTTGTTCATGATAAATCCTTATAGTTTCCGTCTTTTGTTTCTTTTAAACCTGTGTAAATAATAACTTGACCTTCATTATCTTCACCAAATGAAGAAGTAGGAATAAGTTTTTCTAATTTTTTACGCAACTTTTTACCATTTATTTTACGCATATAATCTCCTTTTAGTGGGCCGAGTGGGGATTGAACCCACCACCAAGGGATTATGAGTCCCCTGCTCTAACCACTGAGCTACCGGCCCCTAGATTTTATATTAATTTTTAATTCTAAATTGAACATCTTTATTTTCTTTTATTACATCCATAAGTTGATTTGAATTTTTATGTTCCTTAATATCGAGTTCACGTTGTCTAAGCATATAGTCACGTTCTTCTTTGGTAACAGTCATCATAAAATCTCTATCTTTAATAGAGTTATCATATTCAAGTTGCTTAAGTTTAATTTCATAATCTTGATCCATTTGAGTTTTTGAAAGTTCATAAACTTTATAACTATCTAGTGCAGAATTATGTGTAAATTCCATAAGTTTAAATTTTTTTTTATCATTTAAGTTTTTAAATACAAGTATTAAAATTGAAAATGATAAAATAATCAATGAACCTAAATATATTATTGTTGCTTGTTCCATTTTAATTTTCCTTTTCTTTCTTAGTTTTAAAAATTAATAAATGTTGAAGATACTCTTTAGCATTAAAAAGATCTTCATCAACAGAAAGATTAGTGGTTAAAAATCTTTCTTGAAAATAGTTTTGATCAAATCTGCTAAAAGATATTCTATCTGATGAAGTAAATAAAATATAAAGTTTGCTTATTTCAGCTCTTACGTTAGCTAAATTTACAAATTTAATATAATCAGTAGTATATTTAATATTTTCCCAATTGTAAACTTTAGAAAAAAAAACAGGATAAAAAGAATAATTATCATATTGATTGATAAGTTTAAAATTAAATATTAAAGAAAGATTAGATGACTTTAAATAGTTAAAATAAGATTTTATTTGATTAAGATAAGATGGACATATAATTTGATAATGTATATATTGATCATTGTCGTAATAATAACCTCTTGAGTTTATTGAACGACGAACACCTTCATCAGCCCAAGCATCAAAAGTATTTCGAATTTGATATTGTTTAAAAAATCTTTTAAACAACATATATATTACAAAAAATACTCCAACAACAATTAAAGGCCAAACAGCAGCAAAGAGACCAGCAGAGAGAGCAGCAAATGGAAAATAAATAAATACCCAAAGAATTAATGGTACAACTCCTTCTCCATTAAACCCTGGAACAGGAGTCAATAAAAATATAAGTATTAAATTAAAAATAAAAATATTTTTATTATCACTTAAAGTAGAAACTATTAACAAAAAAGGTATATAACTATAAACAAGAAATAAAAAAAAGAAAGAATAAAATTTATAAAATTTAGGTTTTGCTAATTTAAATTTAGAAATTGTATACCAATAACGATTAAATAAATCTATAAAAATATTTTTAATTAACATAATTATTTTTACTTTCGAATAATTGCCCTTAGTTGTTGTAGTTTGGCAAGAAATCAATAGCATAATCTAATGCTTCGACATAACCGTCCCAGTAGTAATAATCACTACTGCCATCAGCTTCTGCTAGTGATCTTTGAGCTTCTGCCATTAAAGTTTTTTGAGAAATTACATTTACATAATCATGAATTTCGTCAAAAGAATTAGATAAAGGTTTATCATAAGAACTTTGTACAACTTTACGAAGTGTTTCAATTGATTCTTTTAAAACAATCGCATCATAATCACTATTGGTCATAGATGCATGTTTTATTTTATCTATTAAATCAAGCGTAACACTTTTAGTAGTAGGTATAATCTCAGCGTGATTGTGCAACATGCATTGTTCAGATTCTTCAAACCAAGATATTACATTGGGTATGTTAACATTAATGTTTTTAGGTTCTGACATAACGATGGCTCCTATCTATTTTAGAGATACTACTGATTAGTAGGTTCACGTAACGTGATAGTATGATACTATATAAGTATGATAATAACACTCTTAATCCTCATCACAATAGCGACAATATTTCATAAATTTGTTATGAAAGCAGTAAACAATTACCATTATGACAGTACGCCAAAAAGATACGAAGATCGTGTTGGGCAAATGTACTGGGATGCAATTAAAGAACCACGTAGATTTAATTAATATTTAAACCAATTGTATTCGTTTATATAAACAGGTCTCATCCAAGGATTATATCTTTTGTATAATTCATGCATCAGTTGTTTATATTTAACAATTGCTTCTACATATCCAATTTCATCTTGCTCTTTATAAAATAAATCTAATATTTTATTACGAGCCTCAAGAGGTGGTGGGATTATCTGACGAAGTTGGGCTTTGTCTGGCTTGTAAGATTTCTTCACACTCTTCCTCTTCATCTGGCAATACATGAACTATAGATTCTAAAGCACTAATGTAGCCATCCCAATAACGAACAGTTGAAGTATCATTTTCTAATACTTCAGATCGTCTTGTTCTAGCGTGTTGAATATTGCGAAAAACTAATGACTTAAGCAATCTCATTAGCTTCGTCCATGCCCTTAAAGTAACTTTGCAAAGTTGAATAAACAGCTTGCCAATCAGGATCAATATTTGCTGCAAAAGTTTCAATCTCTAACATCATCTTGTCTTTTAATCCAAGCTGAGCAAGCTCATAAAACATATCATAAAAAGCAGGATCAGTTACGCTAAATAAATGATCTCGTGTAGTTAAAGGATTTTTAACACGAATATGTTCAGCTTTATACATAGGAGTAAGAATATTGTAATGAGAAGTCATTGCTGATTGAATAGCAATTTCATCTGGAGTACGCTTATCTGCAATTGCTATTTTATTTTGCTTTTTTAATGGGGGCATAGTAGAATCTCCTACTTAATTGGTTATTTTATTTTGGTTAAAACTTTTTTTGCTTTGTTACTTTTAATGACCTTAGGTTTAATGAACTTAGGTTTAATAACCTTAGGCTTACTAATAGAACTAATTAATTCTTCTGATAAAACAAATGAGGCGTATGCTGAAGAGACGTTTACAGTTTCGACAACTGTTGTTGTGGTTGTTGTGGGAACTGTATACGGTTCTGTATTATGCACTATTGGCTGTGGTTGCGATTGTACTGGTTCTGGCTGGGTTGTTTGCGGTGATTGAGATACCTGTGTTGGTGCTACAACTTCTGGCAATGTTGTTGTAGGCGCAACAGTTGTAGTAGTAGTTATAGGCGTAACTGCAATAGTTGTAGTAGGTGCAATTGTAGTAGTTGTAACTACTTCTTCTACTTGAGTTGTGCCATCACAAGCAATCGCGCAATCACCATTAGTAGTTACTGGATTGCCAGGTACATTAAAGTGAGATTTAATAGTAGCCAATCCAGTAGAGGCACTAAACGATTGATCAGTCCATACGGCGATAATAATAGAAGGCCGATAACCATTGCCCCCGGAACCAATACTAAAGCCGATACCTGGGTTTGAAGACATACTTTGGGCATTACCTAGTATAGCACCAATGGCAGCATGACCGCCATTACCGTGACTAATAAGCTGTTCGTATGCAGCAGTACCAATATCAGTATCTTTTATTTCTATAAGAATAGGCTCTTGATTATTAGCAAGTGAAATTGCTGGAAAAGATAAAGAACCAATTAACAAGGCTGTTGTAATTAAAGATAGTTTAATTTTATTTTTCATTTTAGTTTTCCTAACATAAATTGATCGATTGGTATAGGCCATAAATCTTTAGACTGAACATCAGAACCAAAGAATTGTTTAACAGCTTCATCATATCCGCAGAATGAACATATCTCTGTTTTATTATCTGCTCTTGACATAGCTCCAGGATATGCACCTGGCGCATCATTAGTAGGTATTAAATTTAAAGTACAACGTGGGCATAACATTATTACATAATCTCCCATGATTCAGCATCGTCTGAAGCTAAATAGGTTATGGTGCTTGAGCCAATTGATTCAGCTTTCCACGCATATTGACAGCATGGTTTTTCATTTGGACCGTTTGGGCTGTGTCCACCTTTACCTACTAGCACACTGAGTAAAGGAAAAGTATCTAAAAACTTTACAATGCAGTCGTGACATAATCTTACTATTTGTTCTGGGTCACCGATTGGATCTGTAAAGCCGGCATAATATCCGAAATTATTAATATTGAATACCCATCCATTATCTGGAAGTTCTTTTTGAGTATGATGAGGAGCCATAGATCCACAACCATGACACATGTGAAAGCCATGACGAGGATAATCTGATGGATATTCATTCATGAGAATTTACCACCTTTTGTTTTGTTTAATTTTATTTTCAAGCCAAGCTGGTCTTTTATTCTCAGGTCTTTCCATCCATTTAGAAATAATTTGACTAGCCATACCTTTGGTCATTGTATTAGTGATTGGTACACCAATTCTTTTAAGAAGTTTTTGTTGCTTGTCCGTTGGAGCATCTGCTCTCCAAACAGCTGTTGCATCTATCAATGGAAGAGATGTAGATCTATTTTCCATAATCCATTTGTCAGCACCAGCAAAGACAGATCTCATACTTTGACCGCGACCAATAACATGAATATTTACATTAGCACCTGAACGAATGTGGCATTCAGCTGTCCATCTTCCAAGAGTGTCGCAATAAATATGAAAAGATTCAAAACTATTAGTGTTCAAATAGAATCTATCTTCTCCAACTTCAGACCAGATGAATGTAGAATATTCAAGCACAGCTGGGTTCGGAGGTGGAGGCATAAACAAATCAATTCTTTTGTATGCATTTGTGATGTCTTCCATGTTAAGAACACTAGAAGCTTCACCAGGAGCAGTCTCTTTAAGCTTTTCAAATTCATCAGCAATGTCAGTTAATGATTGACCTTGCAAATCAAATTCAGCTGGCATACCTAAAAGAGTAGGTAAACCAATAGGCTTTTTACCTCTAGTGGTATCTGCAATATCAATAATCATGCAGTGTTCTTTACCTTCAAATAAACGTGTACCACGTCCTACAATTTGAGTATAAAGAAGAGATGATCTAGTAGGCTTAGCTAAGATAATAGCTTCAATACTTGGCTCATCAAAGCCTTCAGTTAATACTCCTACGTTAACGAGAACGGTTACCGCGCCAGATTTGAAGTCCGACAGTATTTGTCGGCGTTCCTCCTCTGGAGTTGTACCTATTATTACTCGTACCGAGGACCCGTTTTTTCTAAAGGCTTCTTCAAGGTGTCCTGCGTGATCGACTCCAGCGGCGAAAACGACGGTTTTCTTAGCATTCGCCAAATCGTTATAGGCAGTAACAATACTGTTGTTACGACCAGGATTATCAATAGCTTCAATGAGTTGGTCTTGTTTATATTCGCCATTTTGTATCTCCACATCTGAAATATCGGTTGATGTTTTTACTCTGTATCCAACTAAAGGGCTAAGCCAGCCTTCTTTAATTAAATCCTGTATAGACTTATAGTATACGATCTCTTGAAAGACATCAATAAGTCTAACAGAGTCTGATCGTTGAGGAGTTGCTGTAACGCCTAATAAAAGTTCAGGTGTAAAATAATCTAATATCCTACGGTATGATGGCGCTGCAGCATGATGAGCTTCATCAACTACAATAGTTTTAAAATAATTTTTAGGATACTTTTCAATACGAGAAGAAGATTCTCTACCAAGAGTTGGAACAGAAGCAACAACAACATCTACATAACCAGCCTTATTATCAGCTTGTTCAATGCCTACAGATAAATCTTTGTTGATTGTTTCAATCTTATCTTTAGCTTGAATTAAAAGTTCAGACCTATGAGCAAGCACTAGCATTGGCAATGATTCTTTGCGAATAATTGGAAGCTGTGCAAACAGTACAGTTTTACCTGCACCTGTTGGCAAAACAATTAACTGTTTGTTAATACCATTTGATTCAGCTTCAAGCATTGAAGCAAGAGCTTCTTGTTGATAAGGTCTTAGTTCCACAATAGTCTTTCGTTAAAAATCGAATGTATCGGAATACCAAACTTCTTCTTTAGTAGAAGAAAATAATTTATCATAAGGGTCTTCGTTAGAGACAACAACGTTTTTAAGTTTAGTTTCTTTGTCAAACATATAAACTTCTTTTATATTGTTTGTTTTTTCTTTTTTAAGTTTCATTTAAAGTTCTACCTTAGTAACTCTTTGAGCATACGATTGATCGGGAAAAGTAAAATTATAACCTTTAAAGTTATAGAAGTTTAACAGTTGAGCTGGAGTAAATAAAGGACCATCTAAATGAGTCATCAAATAAAATAGTTCAGCAATTTCACCTTGATAAGATTCAGATGGATCTCCATCAGCTAAGCTTGTTAATTGGAATTTATCTATATCCCAAACAACATTGCCATCAATGATTTCATAAGGCATGATTAACATACCTGAAGAATCATTTGAAGCAAAGGTTAAACTGAGAGCATCTACAGGCCCTGACTTTTTAGTATCTGGATTATCTTGAGAGTAAACTGTTTGACGAATGTCCATAGCAAAAATAAAACTATGAGCATCTGTAGCAGAAAAGAATTGAAGCATCTCATTAAGAGATTTGTACATATCATCTTTATCTTTATAATCTCTGCATTGAATAGTTATTTCTATATTTTCTAAATCTTTAAATATTGTTAGCATAGGTGCAAAGCTATCTGATCCAGCTTGTTGTACAGTTTGTTCAAAAGTAGAAACAAAAGCATCTACATGTTTATCTGGATTTTTAACAAATTCTTTTAATGGACTAAGATCAATATTTTTTACTGTAAACATAAGTTTCCTTAAAATAGTTCTTGAACAGTTCCAACCACTGCGTATGTATGATAAGCAATTAAAAGCAATACGGCTAATGATAGGAGGTATTGAGTTGATAATACTAATACGATAAAAGTAAAAAGATCTACAACTAGACCAGCAGCCCAATGAGAAACTAGTGCAAAGACTTTAGTTTCTTTTCGCTTTAAAGATTCTTTAATAGAACTAAAAGAATAATTAAAATTATTATCAAACGTAAAATTGGTTATTGTTTTCATTTTTTAATTTTACTTTCGGATAGACATTTAGTAATGCATCGGCTAAAGCTCCGGTACCGGAGTTGTCGTAGACTGGTTCTTTTCCTTCAATTTTTATAACAGAATGTATATCTCTTTCGTTTGTAATAATACAAACAAGAAACACACGAGTTCTATCTGGATGTTGAGATGGAGGAGTATCTAAGTCTTCACTTGAACCTAATGGGGCAGCCCAACCTTGAGTTGTAACTGCAATGGCATCCCAAATTAATCCAGAACTATCTTTAGAAATTTTTTCAAGAACTTCATAAATGTCTTTAGATTTATTAATTTGAAGATGACTAATAGGTTCAGTGTTATCTTCATCAATATTTAAACCATATGCATAAGCATAATCTGATTCACCTTTGTGAATTAATTTAAATATTTCAAGAGCACTTGATTCATTGATCATGATATAATCTTTCATTAAGAAGAATGTGTCTTATATTTTGCATAAGATATATTATTTAGAAACAGGTATATTCTGAGTTGCTGGACCATTGTTGCCATTGGCATCTACTGCTCGCAAACTACAAGAAGTAGATATTGAATCAAATAAAGTAATTACATAAGTGTGATTTGTAAACCCAGATACTGGAGAAAAAGTATACTGGGTTGAACCACAAATTAATAAGTAATTAGCTATTAAAGATTTAGCATAAACAGGATCAGTATAATTAACTGAAACAGAATTATTTTTATGATGCTGAATACTGTTAAGTCTAGGTTTACCCAACATAGTTCCATACACTAAAGGTGGAGTGGTAGTTGGAGGAGTGGTAACTACTGGAGAAGGAACTGTAGTAGTTGGGGATGGAATAGTGGTATCAACTGGTGGAACTGTAGTATCTGGAGGAGATACAACTTGACCACTTGCTACATAAGTGAAATCTAATCTACATACGCTAATTTTAGTAGGAGGATCATAAGCTTTAGGACAATTAGCTTGAAGATTAGAAACTTGTTGAGTAACAGGCAATCCAGACTTAAAAGAATTGTATAAAGCAATTGCTCCTGCTACGTGAGGAGTAGACATAGAAGTGCCAGACGATTGTTTGTAACCACCACCTGAAACAGATGAATTAATTTGATAACCAGGAGCAGCAAAAGTAGTATAATTAGATATATTACTAAACTCTGTAACGTTATCATCAGTGCTAGAAGTAGCAGCTACGCTAGTTACTCCAGAAATACAAGCTGGGTTAGCCATTCCATATGAATAACTATTACCAGCAGCAGCTACAACTGCAACTCTATTTGCAATAAGAGTATGAATAATTGTAGTTAATTCTGGAGAAATAGTATCGCAAGGTCCAGTCCACATGCGGCTAGTACCAAGCGATAAATTAACTGAAACAATATTGTATTTAGAACGAACAGAATTAACATATTTTAAAGCAGCAATAATACTTTCTTCGTTGGCAGAAAGATCTGCTTCAAATACATTGATACCAAGTATTTTAGAACTAGGTGCTACACCACGCATTGTAGTATTAAATCCTGCAACAATGCCAGCTACATGAGTACCATGCCAATGAGTAGGACGTGCAGCTCCATCACCAATCATTTGATTGGTTCCATTAGGACATGAATTAGCAGCAGTAAAACATGCTTCGCCAGCTTTTTTGCCGGCTAAGAATGAATGACTAAAGTCAACACCAGTATCAACAACAGCAACAGTGTATCCTTGTCCACTGTAGCCTAAAGATAACAAAGCATTGTTGTTTATACGTTGAGTAGAGCTATTCAAAGATGGAAGGTAATTATCTAATAGTTTGTATATAATATCGCCATCTTTAGTTTGAAGCTTAATATTTTTATAAGGTTTAGTTGTAGTTTCTTCACCCTTTGCATGAGCAATAGAAGGTGTAGATAAAAGGGCAATTGTTAAAATAGTTTTAAATAGTTTATTCTTCATCGCTACTTTCAAATATTTTTTCCCAACATTCAGGATGAATGCCAGTCTTAACTAACTCTCTTTGATCTCTACTTAAGTATGGAAAAGCGTCTTGTATAAACTCTCCGCTTTGCCAAAATGTTAAATCATTTATATTAATTATGATTACATTTTCTTCATTACAATGAATGCAGCTATTACGATAAAAATCTACATCTTTAAAATTAAGATCATCAGGATTTTCTCGATAATCATAAGCTGGCATAGTATACCTCATTATTTTAAACTTTGTATGAAATAAAAAAGTAGTGCCGTACATCTACTAAGGTCGAAAGGGGCGAACTCGACATAACAGTCTGGGGAAAGTTATGGAGCTCGTTAAATCCTTAATAAACGTACGGCACTTATCCCGCTTAAGAGATAGAGTCTACTAAGCGGAAAGCATTACCCAAAGTTCAAATGTCTTTGAGCGATCATTGAACATTGAGCGTGAACTAATGTAAAGATTATCTTTACGAGCACGAGCATATAGTGAAGCTATAATAGCTGCTTTCTGCTTTGCGTTAGTGATCTGGATATCAACATGTGCCCATTCGTTACGGCGAAGCGTAAGAGCATTGTAGATATTGGTAATTATAGGATTGCGCTTACCACGGCCTACGCCTGTTGGTGGCTCACCTTTAATAAAGGTTACAACCTTGCTTGGCTCTTTAATAGCAAAGCGCTCTGGATTCTGTTGAACTCTAGTTTCATCACTGATATTGATAGACATGGTAAACTCCAATTGTATAACGGTTATTTATATGTGGTTTTTTATGTAACTAGAATGGCGAATTGTAAACCGGTATAATATTCTTATGATGAGTTTCATACTCGATACCAAATGCTTCATAGTGTGCAACAGCATGCCAATGAGCTAAAAAGATTTTAACAGCATACCGTTGAGCTTGAGCATCGATCCTTTCTTGTGGAAGTTTTCCAGATAGATAAATATCTTTATCTCTTTGAATAGCTTTATCTTTTGAGCTAGCAGAGTTTAAAGTATCTTTAGCAAGGTCTGAATATTCGCCTTGCTCATTAAGTTCAATTCGACGCTTGCGTTCTTCTAGATACAACTTACCATAAAAACAACTGTCTTTAGCAGAGTATTTAACAAAGTTTTTACCTAAATCAATACAAACTTCTTTTAAGTTATTATTATATGTATACTTTTGTTTACTTGGTTGGTTGGGAACCAAACCAGCATAGCTCCATAGATGCTCTGGAGTACGAGATTTAATTATATCAATATAACTAAGTAAACGAGTAGCTGTAATTGGGCCAACTCCAAGATTGGAAATTGCCCATTTGCCAGTCATTGAAGAACGGCAAAAAGATTCTAAAGAAGTATCCATTTGGGATTCTAGTTCCAGAATAAGATCTTGAAAATACATCAAGGTTTCATCTTGATCAACTAAGTTAGTTAATTCGTTCCGTTGATTGCGAATCTCCCAGTAAACTTTAGATAAGGTTGAAGCTGTTTCTTTATTTTTGGTTAGAGGGATAGAAATAAGTCTATCAGTGGTAGTCATAAAGGTAGTTTCTATTAGTAGGTATGATGCACTTACTTTGTATGAAAATAAAAGTAAATATTAAAATGGGTAGTAGACAGGTTATTTTAACTGGATTGATTTATGACGAAAAACCCTAGTTACTGTCTACTACCCAAACTTAATTAATCAGATGCTTTGCACCTATGTGCAAATTCTGGTCCCCATGCACATGGGTCCCAAGGATCCCAACCAGCTTTCTGGTACAACAAAAGGCCTGCTCTGAGATTATTAACAGGATCTAAAAGTTGTTCTTGTTTACAGAACTTTAACTCTAAACAAACGAGAGCATTTTTATTTCTCTCTCTATTATAGTTAACTCCATTGATTTGTAATAATCCTGAATCGGATTTGTTTGTTGCTTTTGTATAGCCAGTAATATTGCAGTTTTTATCTACAATAGAACTACCAATACGGTTTGGGCATCCGCCTGATTCACGTAGGATGATTTGTCCTAGTTTCTTCCAGGTATGCTTTGGCCAACCAACTGCACCAGCTAATTCTGGAAGCCATGATATATCACCATGTTTCCATTCAACTGTTTGAGTTGGCAAAGTTGTAGCTAACTTAGTCATGCGATCACCAGTAAGAGCTATTTGCTCGATGGTCATTGGCAGGGTAGAATCAGCTGATTCAGCCAAGACTACTCGGCCTGTTAATCCAAGCACTAAGTAAATTCCTATAATATAGGAAAGTATTTTATTTCTTTTTGTTTTAATTATATTCATTTTCGTTTGTTCACTTTCGTTTTGGTTTGCGAAACAATTTCATTTCGCATTAGTATAACTTGGGTGTTCAACCGAAGATTGTGCTAGACAATTACGATATGTCCTTCACAGTGGCAGGTTAGCCATCTCCGACTTCACAGTATAACTGTTATGTTAGGGATTATTCCCTGCCCGCTGTCAAACGGGCATGTAATAAGTATAGCATATTTGAGATGCATACTATTGTATTCAGTTATAGTCCTCCTGATTAACGGCTAAACTTAAACAAAAGACTCCACAATCCTAAAACAACAAAGTAAAATTTACTATGTAGTTAGCTTGCCTATAACAAGGCAAGTTAGAATCATGGAGTCGTTAAGTTCAAACCGTTATTAGATAGTACTATCTGAATTTAAAAACAGCTGCTTTTCAGCTGCATTAATTTTAAAAAGACCACGACTCACAGTTGTGAAACGTGATGGATTTTTACGGATATATAGGTACACAGTTTGTACTGTGCAGTTTAGTAAATTGGCAATATCCATCGGTTTAAATTCTTGACCGATTCTATCGTCAATGTACTTGTCTATTAACAATGACTTGCTTGGGGTTCTCATTGTATGTTTCTCCTTGCCGTATTGGCATTGGTGTTGGTTAATTAACATATATAAAGTGATATAAATAGAAAGGCTATTATGATAACTTTCGACTTAAATCGTTAATTATTATAACATACCCATTACAAATCATATATACAATATAGACATTTTTTTCTAAAAGGTATATAAATTTGGGCATCTAACATTTTTGCATGAGATTATTTTGAATATAGATCATCTTGGTAATACCTTGGAAATTCTATATTTTTAATTTTAAGAATTTCTTGATAGTACAAATGCAAAGTTTGCCAAGATAAAATATACTTGTGGAGAACATTGTCAAGACTCTTGAGTTGTTCTTCAGGTGAAAGTTGAAAGTCAACTGAATGAATTATAGTACCGACTTCAGCCATACTACTTTCTAAGTTTGAAATAGCTTGATAAAATTCAGCTTGAGCTGTCATGTAGAATTTAGTCCTACCTTCTTCTGTATTAAAATTAAATTTAGAAGGTTCGAGTGGAGAATCCATTTAAGTTCCTTTAATATAAAGAAAAAACTTGATGGCTTTGAAGTCCCTAGAGTAAAAATTAAAGCGCTAATCGGAAAAGCGCCAATGTCATTCGGGGGGTAAACCAATGACATTTAATGAGCTTCTGGAGGGACTATATGGCTCACTTTTTAATTACCCTAGAGACATCAAAACCATCAAGCTATTGATGATACTGATATTTTATATGTGTTTTAATTGTACTAGCTAAAATTGGGTAAGTCAAATGTTCCACGTGGAACATATTTATTTTTGTAAGGTTTAAGTAAATATAAAGTATAAAATTAAATACCAGCAAAGACTATGCTTTTTATGCACAGCCTAAATATGTCTGATCAAAGTCATACGATAGTAATTTTAAACGTTCAGCAGGACGCTCGTTCGTAATCTCCTTACACTGTTCACTGAATGTTTTCTGCTTCAGTCCCTAAGGCAAACGATTCCATCATATACTTTATATTTAAAGTAACAAAAAAAAATATGGGGGCCCAGTATCACCGAAGTGACACCAGACCCCCATAAGGTTAACTTGCTTTAGCTGAGCTAAATGTTATTGGACTAAGCTTTCCACAATAACGCTGATAATCCAAAGGATCATCAAAGCTATGATGTGTTCCAGCATCGTCAATAACTTCCCACTGTTGAGTGCGAACTTGATTGATAGTGATAGTTCCGTCATCATTATGACTAGCAGTTATACGAGTAGCAATACCATAGAATTGAAGCGCACGCTCCAAATATGGAAAGACTAATCGGTTCATAACAAGCTGGTCAGTAATCTTGCCACTGGAAGTCTTATGCTTCAAAGAAGCAGAATACAAACCAAGAACAAGATCATGACGATCACTTTCACACTCATAAGAATTAATCTTATCGACAATAGTTTGATACAGGTTATCCCAACCTGAACGATCCACATGTCCTCCGTGTTCAGAGGTCATCTGGCTATTGACATTGTAGATTTCCATACGGAATTTACGCAAGACTGGCAACGCATGAAAGCTCATACGATAACCAATCTTATCTATAAATTCAGATGGACGAGCATTCTCTTGAGCCCAAGTGTGTACACGCTTAGCATACGCAAGATAATAGCTCTTGCATAGATCATTGAGCTGAGTAATAACGCCTTCGTATTTCTCAACCCATTCGCCCTTCTTAAGATAACCATCGAAACGACGGCTATCCCAAAGAGCACGATCCACGGGAAGACCAGACTGAATAACTTGACGCACCATAGTAGTTGCGTCTTCGTCAATACAGTCACGATCATCGGCTATAGCAGTTTGAATAAATCCGTCAATAGCATCCTCGAGACTGCAAAGTTGCTGTTCTCGATGAGTGCCAAAGACAGATGAATGTAACATAGAAGCGTTGACGAAACGACCAACGCTGCCAGTAGCCATAGATGTACGGATGTCAGTTAAGACATCCTCACGAGTATACACTTCGCCAGTACGCTTAGGCGGGGGATTGATTTGACTAGGCAAACCAATGTAGCTAACTTGTTCTTCAGCCAAAGCTTCAGACAAACGCTGTACCCAACCACGCCCAGATACTTTAGGAAATGTAATCTTCTCACCTGTAGAAGTAAGCCAATGCGGATGCCAGGCTCCTTCTACATATTCAAAGATTGAATACTCACCAATTCCGTTTGGTGAACGGGCAACGATTACAGACTTGTGACCGTCAAGATCTCCGCCTTCAAACTCACGATAAAAGAGTTTAAAGAAGTCGTCTTGATCACAGCCACCATGAGATGCATACATCTCAATCCAGTCTAGATCGTTTACTACGTGAACTTCGAGTTCACTTAGGCGTTGAATAGTTCCTTGTTCAACTTCAATTTCATAACCAGCCATCCGAGCCAAAGACTCTGAGATGATCTGTTCATAAACAGCACAAGGTATAGGAATTTTAGATTTCAACGGCTTAGCATGACTAGTAGCCAGCGTCTCAAACATCCACGGGGATTCAGTTACCTTCATTCCCATAGCAACCCAACGATAACCCACATATTGCATGCGGGCTTGGGCTTCCTCGTCCTCAGGATCAACCTTATCCTTCCAAGTACGCTGATAGATGTTCTTCCAATTGCTCAATAGCTTGCCATTGAGCGCTTCTTGAAACATCTTTTCGTACTCTTCGGAAAGCCAATATTCCATTTCGCTTTTAGTAAAAAGCTGTGGAAGATTGATCATAGTTTGATCATCTGTGTGAACACGAGATTTAGCATTTTGTGGTTCTGCTTGGAACATCCAACCTTCGTCATAAACAATTTCTGATTTAAGATTGCCGTGCCAAGAAAGCACGTCAACCCCTTCAGGAAGTTTATCCGAAACAAAGCAATTGCCTTTAAGAAAGCCATCAGGGCCGATGATACGACCATTGAAAGCTTTAGTATTAAGCAAGTCTTTGATAGCATTTTGACGCATACGAGGATTGTAATAATACTCGTTAGGATCATTAGTTGATCCAGCTTCAAATGCAGGTAAGTTGTCTACGCCGGCTTTAATCAGCCGAGGATGAATTACAAACCCACCATCAAGAAGTCTGTCTACTTCTTCCTCAGTGAACTCTTGGCCTTCAAACGCATAACGACTAAACTCGTCAGCGTCAGCATATTGGACAAAGATTTCACCAAGTGCAAAGACTGCATTGATAAGAGTAGGTCGGTGGAACGCTTTCAACCGCTTAGCAGTTTTACCGCCACCTTTAACCTTAAAGCCCATATCTGTAAAGATAGATAACCACTCAGTGTTGTTGCCAACCTGAGTGATTACAATCTTAGTCTTATCCACCAAAGCATATTGAATGCTTGGGTGATTGATGATAGCTTGAATTTGATTAAATTCGAATTCGTTCTTGGGCAGTGGAAGAGCCCCGACACGAAAGTAATCTTCTCCAGAATGGGTAAGAGCTTGGCGCATAGCACCAATCTCATAGAACCCATACTGATAGTTATTAACGCTACGAAGCGGGCCATTGGAATATCCAACAGCCCGCATTTTTGGTGTGATTGGCATGCGCCCCTCCTGATCTTTCCGATTGATATTGTTTACAATTGTTATTACGGTGTTGCTGTACGTGCACGCTTAGCTTCCACATAAGCGTTGTATTTAATAATATAAGGTCGAATAAATTTGAATACAGCATTTAGAATTCTAACTGGAATAGTTATAACTCTAAAGATTGTATAAATTAATTGATTGAATTCACCAAGCACTTTGCGCCATTTGGCCCAATGTACATGGAAGTTCTTCCAATAATAAACAGTACGGTTTCCACCTTGAGTCCTAGCTGTAGGTGTATCGTGGTTCCAACGAAGGAACTGATAACCAGGAACAGATAAGATTGTTGATATGACGCCGGCACCCATGGCAACTAGACCATTGGCTCCGAACGCTATACCCATAACAAACGAAATTACTAATGAATTAAGTAAGTTAAATAGTGGACTCTTTGCACTTAGTTTGCGCCAAGCTGGAATTTTAGAAGCAATCATGAGCTCGAGAGCACATGAGGTTACCGCTAGAATAAGCATCATTGACAATAGCATTTTATACCCCAATCATTGCTAGTCTTTGTATGAATAAAAAAATATTTATATTAATATAATACTACAATGGGTTAGAGACACACGCGTCAGGAGTGCGTGCATCTCTAACCCAAATTTGTAATTAGTTAAAACTTAGTTCCAGTTAAGGATTTCAGATTCAACTACTGCTTCAGCATTAGCCGAGACCTTGACTGAGTTGTCAGAGGTATTGGCACGAGCGCTGTTAGTCCAGAGGTCAATAGCAACTTCGTTACCCTTGACATTCATCTTGAACCGACCGCAAGGTGCGGATGTAGGATCGTAGATGTCAAGAGCATTCTTGATGCTTGGATCTTTAGGATCTACAGCAATACGCTGTTGAGCACCAGACCAGACCGTAGCCCATTGCTGGCTAAGGCGAACCAATTCATTGGCTTCCTTATTAGCCTGCTGAGTACGCTCTTGGCTCCAGCTTTCAGAGACAGACTTCTCACGAATCTGCTGCTTCATAAGAGCAGCCTGCTTACGCAGTGTATAGATACGCTTGAAGTTTTCGGTTGAAGCATCAACCAAGTCGAGATAACCTTGTGCAGTCATAGACTGTGTGCGGTCAGAACGACCAAGCTCAAAGCTGGTGATTTCTGGGCCATCAATATCTGCATCGTTTACACGAGGCATCTGATAGCATTCCTTGATACGACCTGGGTTCGTCATCGAACTCATTGCATCGACTGCTCCAGCAGTCTTAAATGCGTCTACAAGCTGAGTAATTCCTTCTTGGCTGGCACCAAATTGCTGCCAGAACAAGTTCATACCAGAAGCAAAGCGCATACCAAGCTGTTCAAGAGTAGCAATGAATTGCTCCTCAGAAACTTGCTTGTCTGTAGCTACATTGCGCATTGCAATCTTGCGAAGCAAGCCTGGAAGAGTAAGGACTTCGCCGTCTACGACTACTTCCACATTCATCTTAACTGGCTTAAAGATGCCAGTAACAAGCTTAGAGGTTGTACCCTGCTTGCGTGATTCGTGGTCGATAACCGAAACTCGGTGAAGCCGTGCTGACTCAAGAGTCACATAGCCTGGAAACTCAACGCCTGCAATGCTTGCGTTGAATGGAACACGACGGCCCTTAACCAAAGTGGTTGTACGGCCCGCCGATGATAAACTGCCAGGATCAGTGGCTAGAATACTAAAGTCTTCGCCATTGGCAAAGAGATCGAATACGGTGTCTAATTGTGACATGATATTACTCCTGTTTTATTGTTAGGTATAGGTATATGGGTTTATTTTATTAATGTGTAAGATAGAGATGGTTGATCTCATATCTTTTGTATGTACTCGGGGCTGTTAACCCCGAGTATTACGATAGCCTTCAAGGAAGCCTTGCAAATATGCTTTGGTTCCTTGAATTATCTGCATTAGCTTATACATCAGCGTCTACAGCCATTACGACTTCGACATATTCACCTGAAGCAAGCTTCTTGTTACGGTCAACACGCATTTCATGGGCTGCTGCAAAGCGATGTTTGTGCAACTCATTGCCACGGATAAATCCTGCAATAGGTGCCTTAACAATATGCTTAGCTGCTGAACCAAGAGTCTTAGTAAGACCAATGGTTGCTTGACCTGCTGCTACAGTCGTATCGACTACAGCAACGATGGGTGTGATAGCGAACTTGCCTGTGTAATACACAGTTGTGTCCGCTACATTCTTGAGACGATATTTCGTCTTACTCATGATAATCCCCTTTCAAGAGATTAGTTTTTGGATATTTTAAATGGCATATATAGTTCTATTTAGAATATACACATATGCCAGATGTATATTATTATTTTAGTTAGCGATTAAGATAATCAGCTACGCCTTGAGAGATGGTGTAAACACCAGCTACCGCAAAGCCTGAACCGACAATATCAATCCATTGAGCTGACGAACCAATGCCGAATGTGCCAAGAATAGACACATCTGCCAGCCATACAAGAAGCACAGAAACCAAGGTGAAGAACACCGCTGGTTGACCAAGAATTGGAAGCTTCTTAACGGCAGGGACTACGACATTAACAATGTCTGCTACTCCAGCGGCAATAAAGCCGAAGAGTACGAGCAATGCAATTGTATACATAATGTACTTCCTTTCAGGAAGATATTATAGGGTGGATATTAACTTATAATGGGCTTATATTGTTTATATCTTACTTTTTGTATGATAACCAAGTCTTCGTGCCCCTGTACAGGCCAAGGGCTACGAAGGCTAAGGTTGTTACAATAATAGATACTTTTATAGTTTTGTTCATAGAACATTATCCTGTTGGAAAATGTAATCATGAACCATTGTTGCATACATATCGACCATAGCTTTGCCACGCTCGAATGTATCCACAGGCATGCTGAAGTTATAGTGATCTGACGAATCAGCTCCCTGACTTCCGCTTTGAACGCTCCATTGAATATGGATCTGTGTAGGGCTATATGCCATAACCTTGTAAGAGCTAATCATACCCTTGGGTAGTGAATTGCCACTGCGGTTATAGACCATAAAGCCATAGACTTTAGAGTCTGAATATTCTTCATTGAATCTTTCGATTTGCATTATTGCCTTCCTGAATCATTGAATTGTATATTGGTTATTTGAGATTGGACTAATAGATAGCGTTTGTCTTGTTCAGACATAAGGCGATCTATTTCATAGTCCATAAAGCAAATGTCTATAAATTTATCTGCTTGATAAGCTACAGCTACTTGCTTGTCGTTTTGGTCAAACCATATGTATTCCTTATCGCCAAAGGCTCGGTCACAGAGTACGGTTTGGACGCATAGTTCCAAGATTTTAATAGCTTCGCTATATGTGATGTTTGTCTTTGTATGAGGCTCAAGTGAATGAGCCCCATACGCTGGATGGTCTAGCTTAGACATGTGTTATATCCTTTGTTTATAACGAATGAATAGTGCTAAAGCAATAAGAGATAAACTTAGTGCTTTAAGAGTATTAAAAATATTTAAATTATAAGTATCATTATATTGATAATCAATATCTTGAATACCTCCTAACCCACAGGGTAACGGTAGATTACTACCACTACCTCGTTCTGGTCTTTTAGGAAAAGCTCCAGGAGTTGTTACTGGGACAGTTGTTACTGGGACAATACTTTTATAATATTCAGATGAACCAAATATTAATTCACAAGTAGTAGTTGTGTTAATAAAGTAATTTTTAGTAGCAACCACAAGTGGTTTTCCTATAATTAAAATAACAAATAAAGTAATACTAAGTATTAATAATAAATTAGATTTTGTTTTCATTATTGGTCTTTAAGTATTAGACCAGTGAGGACAATAGCTGCGCCAGCAAGTACTTGCCCAATGCCAACCCATTGTAGGGTTTCGGCAAGGCAAGAACTGAACTGACAAGCTGTATCGCTAGAAGCGTAGTTGCGCTCGTTGAGCCAGAACCAACCCCCAATGAGGGTTGATAGTGAACCAAGTCCAATAATAATATTTGATTTGTTCATATATACTCCTTAGGATGTAGGTGTGGTACCCCAGCAAAAGCCAGGGTACCACAACAGATTACATGGATAGATAATTGTCGTCTTCAATAACTGAAAGAGGTTTAGCCTTTGATAGCTTAGGCTTTGATGGCCTAATTGTATGAATTTGAGGTTGAAGATCAACTGTATTTTCATTCAAAAGCTGGTAATCTTTATTAGACATAAATGCCTTAAAGGTTTCCTTCTCAGCAAGACTGATTTTAATTAGTTGTTTGCCAATATTATTGGCTCGTTTAGTTATTCCTGAATGTAAAGCAACCTTGCCCTTGTAATCACTATGGGAAATGTTTAATTCCCTAGTCCAAGTACAATGGTTGTAGATTTCCAATAGAATAACAGCAGCAAAGATAAAGTACGATACAGCAGATAGAATAGCTACTGACTGAACTTTATCAACTGTAGATTTAGTGCTGTCTAAGCTTGTCCAACGGACAAAGGGTATAATAAGAGAACATAATCCTAAAGTAAATAGGCTTAATTTAAGCATATCGTGAGTAGTATTCTTATCGAATACTTCCTTTTGAAATGGAGTAAACTTATCATATTGAGATACGCCTGAAACATCTTCACGCATACCTTCCTCATGAGTAGACTTTTGTTTAATAGCACGACCTAATACGGCACAAACGATTGTTCCGAATATGGCGACTACCATACCAATAGCCTTAGACATTTGATTATTAAGACCTTCCATATTTTTAAATAGAGTAGTCCACAATAATGTATCCATAACAGATGCAATAAATACTATGAGAAAAGTCATATAAGCAGCCATTTTGGCAGCACTAGAATAAGACTTTAACTCTTGAATAGCATTTTGATTGTAAATATAAGCTTTATTAGCTTCTTGAGTAGCTGAAAGATAACGAGGAGCTATAGAGTGGTCCAATTTGTTCCACAAAATAGCTACTTGTTTCTTAGATTGAATATCAAGTTTATTGTTTTTAACATTTAACTTTTCAGCTTGAGCTGCATCTGCTGCTTTTTGAGCAGCCGCTTGCTTTGCTCTTCTTTGTTGTGGGGTTTCCATAATTATACTCCTGTGATAGTGACGGAACGATTAGCAATTGCACCCTTAGTGGTTTGGCAATCGCCAATAGGATCCGAAAATCCAATACCTTCAGAGTTAATTAAGAATGCTGGAACTCCAGCGTCTACAAGTAAACGGGCAATGAGATCTGCCCTATCTTGAGATATTTGAGTACCGTTTTCCTTTGATGAATCACAAGAAGACCGACCAATTACATTGATAGTCGTATAAGTATTAATCTTAATTTGGCTGGCAAACCAGTCAAAGCAATCTTTATACTTATCTAGTGAAATAAGGGAATCGGTTTTGTTGATATCAAATTGAATTATTGTATCCTGACATGAAATGACAGGTTGAGGAATTGTAGTATCTGGGATAGTTGGTAAAGTAGTTGAAACAAGAGTTGCTTCATCTGATTTACTACTATCCATTAAGAATACGTAAGAAGCCATAATAGCTAAAGTTATAACGATACCAAAACTTGCAAGTAGTTTTTTCTTAAATTCTGTTAAATACATATTGATTACCCCTTTCGAGGGTTATTGAGGGTTTATTTGATAATATAAAGCGGGAAGGTCATAAGCCTTCCCACTTGGTTTGAAGTTTGTTATATAGCTTAGTGTTACGAATATCTCCAATGTCTTTATGTTTAAAGAAATGAAGAAATATTTTGGCTAACCAAGACACTAATACTATGAATAGAGCCAAACTTATCATAACCTGATATCTCCTTTTCGCGGTCCGCGATTTTTTGATTTTTTAGTTATTGAAGCGTTTGACTATGTCCTCGAATGCCTCTTCGGACTCGTGGTCATAGGGATGACTGTTAAGAGGTATAGTCTTTTGAGTAATAATTACATCAGGTAGAGCCTGTTGTAGTGAATTAATAAGTGTGTCAATTGTCCGAACAGATAGAGCTCGTTCACGCTTGCGAACGTACCTAGCTGTTAATAGGGAAAATGACAGTGACATAGTGAACATAATTAAGAGTGCTGAGATAAGTTCCATGTGAAACTTCCTTTCATAGATGTGTGGGTGGTATATTGATACAACGCTTTTCCTCCATATACCAGAGAGTACGATAATGTCGCCCTTGTACCAGTGGCCTAGGCTATCCTAAATGTTTAGAGACGCTATAGCTCGTCTATCCATTGTCAGCTTTACTACGGTAGGACGACCGTTAGTATATTAAGGTGATGACTACCTATCCTACATTTCGACATCCATTGGATCCGATGAACATAGTCCATTGGCTGTAGGGTATACCAGTACATAGGCTTTTATATGTGTCCTATGATTATTTACACAGACTTAAGTCTAGGCCCGACGATCATACGTGGAACCTAGATCCTGTGATGGTGGAAGATCTGATGAATAGAAGACTTCATGCGAAATAGTTTTATTACAAAAATCGCAGTAAGTACCTCTTTCATTATAATCTTCGTAATACAATTCGTATTTACTACAGTTGTGATAAGTCTTTGACTTTATATACTTGATTAGGCCACTAAGGCTCATAGGGTATCCCCATGAACCTTAGTGTGCTGGCTTGAAATGACCCGCATCATAAAACTTGTAAGTTTATGAATTGGCCCGACAATCCAGATCATACCTAATAGAAAGATAGAGTAGGCTAAAGTGCCTACTTGACGGATAATGGTCATAGTGCTTTTCCTCCTGTGTAGAATTCGATTGAACTTAACATATATTCTGATAGACTAGAGAAGTCACAGAGGGTGAGACCACCATGTGACTGTTCTAGTAGGGATTTCATCTGTGCTGGCCGCCCCCAATTAATAATGACATCATTCTCTAAATCTACAAGGAATGTAGCTTCATAGATAGAGGTCATCATTTCTTAAGCCTATCTAGGATAAGCTTGTCAATAGAGTCGTCATTAAGATGAGCGAAGACCTTGTCCATAGCCTGCTCTAAAGCGTCTATGCGGTCTTCTAGCTTAATGATCTTGTCTGCTTGACGGATAGCTAGTTGATTAGCTGAGGCAGCTGTTTCTGTTAGTGCTATAGTCCTGAGACTAAACTCCTCAATTGCTTGAGGAAGAGATACTTCGTAGATGTCGTGTAAGACTCCATCTGCTGTATAGATAACTGATGTTCTTCCTTGCATGATTGCTCCTTTGATTAGTCTGATATGTATTTGGCATTAGTTGGTATTACTGTTGAAAATTGAAATAGACAATTTTCTAGAGAAGGGAGAGGGAGATACCCATAACCTAGCATTGTGTGGCCTATGATGGTCCAACAATCCATAGTATGCCTCTAGCATATGGGTACCCCCCTGCAAGCGCCTGATTTAGTCGCTCGTCTAACAATATTTATATATTTTATAAAGTATTTGTTCTATACTTGTATAAGAGATAAGAGTCTTTTTGATACGGAAGACTAGAAACCGTTGGGTTAAGCAGTGCATATGCACAATGACTATAGGTAACTGAGTTACTAGTCCTGATAAGTATCTGCTATTGTTTTTGCTTGATGCGGCGCCCAAACCGAACAAGACATTTGTTATATTTGGTAATCAGCCTTCAACTGAAGGATTACTGGATATATGTCAATGTATACTACACCATCTGGTGCTGTCCATTGAACTAGAGTATTCTGGTAGGCAATGAATGCCTTAGAGTGATTGATGAGTGCTTGATTTGCGGCGGCAAACAAAGCAGTGTTGGATGTGGTTGGTGTTGTCATGTATCTCTCCTTTGTATGAGATAGATGTATATATATGGGACTTGATGATGTATAATGGTAGAGTAGTGAAGACAGAGGGAATGCCCCCTGCCCTCACTAACCCTAAAGAACTTCCAGTACGAACTAGAGTTCCCAACCTGCTGGCTCGACTTCTACCAGTCGGCGTGGGTGAGCCCTATCTACCTGCAAAGTGATGGTCTGGTAGAACTTGCTACCATTACCCTTTGAGGTATCGCCCTGAACTGCCTCAGACTGTTCAATGTTGCTGAGTTTGCACTCAATGAACAATTGCTTGCCTGATGACTTAGCGGACTGCAACCGAGCAAGAATGGCTTCTGCTGGATTGATTGCCTGCTTAGTTGCTTCGTTGACTGATTTAGTCTCGAACCAAACTGCAAACGCCTGACCACGACTCGAAACGACTTGTGGTGCAAAGGCTGGCAAGATGAGTCCGTCCGAGTCAACTGGGCGTTGACATAGGAACTTGCGACGAAGAACTTCGCCTGTTGTTGGGTCTGTTGCTACACTGTCTGTAACACCAGAGATTTGGAATTTTGCCATGATAGTCTCCTGACTTGTTGGCTTGAATAGGATTGACGACGAATATCGCCACGGAACTATTTAGAATAAATATAAATATAAGCAGTAAGATATATAAATTAATTATATATAAAAAGCAACACCCTAAGCCCTTGCGGGCTTAAGGCGAAGCAATGTCTTGGTCTTGAATTCTCCAGCATGTTCCCATGCAAGAATTAAAGTACGATCACAAGTGCTCCAATGCAAGCCTGTGCCTGCATAGAGATTCCAATCGTCAAGAGCCCAAAGATTGAGAAATCCAATCTTGCGCCATTCCATGCCGTGTGGGTTGCCAATGTTACGAATAAATTTGATGATGTTCATCATGTCTCCTTCCAAGAGAGTAGTCATAGGTATATTTATAGATATATACATGGAGTTAAGTCCCAACACACCCGAAGATGTGCTGGAAACTTAACTGCATTACTGGACCCGTGCTACCAAGTTACGGAAGCGTCGGCCTCCACTGACTTGGAGACAACGCCTGTAAACTTGATTACAAGATCCTGTTGCTTGGACCCGTCCTGTTTAGGGAACACAGGAGCGACCTTGATCTCAAGGACGTCTGCTTCCAGAACAAACTTCTTTGAAGCGGCCTTAGCCTGTTCGAAGAATTGAATGTAGGTTGGAAGTGCCGCAGCAGGAAGCCAAACACACCAGACGGGCTTAGCAGTTACATCGCGCTCAACTGTGTGAGACTCGAGTGGCTGCAGCAACATCTGGTGGGTGTTGTGCTTACTTGGCTTGTCGGAAATCCAATTTACATGGAACTTGGACATAATTACCTACTCTCTGTGACTTGGACCTGTCACTAAAGGTTCACGGTAGTATTTATAGATATATAACAGTGCCTAAATGAACCACCCGAAGGTGGTCCATGAAGGTCAGAACATTGGTGTAATACCAGCGTTCTTCTTGCTAAGCTTGCGTTGCTTGCGCGCACTAAGCAATTCTTCTGCATGTGGCTTGCAGAATGTGCGGAAGAAGCCCTCATCCCATAGGACTCGGCCTTCCATAGCACGTAATTGCGTGTGGCACTTGCAACAAAAGCAAGCAGTGTCATTGAGTCTCATACGATCTCCAATCGTGTAGAGTAATAGGACACAGATATATTTATAAAATATATAAAGCTAACTAAACTACTCACCCGAAGGTGAGCAGTAAAGTAATAGCTCAATCAGCATAAGCTGGAAGAGCAGCCTCAGCCTCGGCTTCAGTGGCGTAATAGCCAGCTGAATAACGAGTCCAAGGAAGCCAACTGTCCGCATCGGCATCCCAGTAAAGGGAGCCAATGTAGAAACCGGCTGCGCTGCGCAGAACCTGCGCATCTGTGATCTTGTGATCAAACATGTTCACCTCCTTCCTAAAGTTGTGATGTTAATGTGCCACGGATATATTTATAAAATATAACGTAGGTACAACCTACTCCCCTAAGGGAGTAAGCTGTACATTGCCAACCAAGGTAATAATAGAATCAATCTGAGGAACATTACGTTCATCCACGTAAACAACAGCGGAATACACAGAAGATTCACCTACTGGTTTAACAACAAGGTTAACCATACCCCATCGAGGATGGCTACTAGCAAGCAAAAGAGCTGTAACGCGCATAACAAGTCTCCTTTCACGAGACTTAAGAACAGACAGGATTGTCTGGCATAGATATATTTATAAAGTATAAAATCCACAGAGCTACCACCCGAAGGTGGTAGATGTGGTGAGAGGGGAGTCTCAGTTAACGCTTGCGCCTTGGCGTAACCGCAGATGTAAACGAAGTTACAACTGTGATTCCAGCCAATGTGGCGTCAGCAGTCTTGAGTGCAACGCGCTTGGCGATTACACTAGACTTGCTGGCAACACGACCCATTGCGAGTCGTGTATTGGTACCAGCGTTATGTGCACGGATGTGCAGTTCTTCATGCTTCATGTCAACCTCCTTAGGTTGTGTAGGAAATGGAGCACCGATATATTTATAATATATAATAATCGGAATGAAAACTCCTACAAAACCCTCTACAAGAGGTAATGAGGAGTAATCAAACTTAGCCTATTCAGGGAAGCCGTTCCTAGATCAATCCCGTCAGGGAAACGTTGTAGCGTTCTAGGAACTCAAATGTAAACCCAATAGGCAGGGTGTGCATACATCTGGCATGGATATATTTATAAAATATAAAAGAAGTAAACCCTAGTACCCACACAAGGTGAGTACTAAGGTAGAGGACAACGCTTTTGCCTGTGTACAGCAGGTGCCATTGTTTCGTCTTCCGACTTATCAGATAAACGCTCCATAGAGATATTTATAATATATAATGGTAGATAAGACTGAACCCTAAAAGGGCTCAATCTCATCTCGGTCTTCCGGAGGAGTAAGAAAGCAGAAAGGTTCTGGTTCTTCAATGTCCTGCGGCACATAACCAGTGCTCGCAAGATACTCCTCCATGTCACCGTTAGTGTAGTGGAATTCAGGTTCACAAGAAACCCAATCACCAACTTCTTCAAGGTAAACGCACATAACGACCTCCAGTCGTAATAGGAAATGTGGCAAAGATATATTTATACAATATAAAGAGACTAGCAGTACCCCCCCAGGGGGAGGGGGGCACTAAACTAGCGGTTCTTGCGTAGTTGCTGTGATGCTGCCATAGCGGCAACAATCAGAACAACAACACCAGTAACCTTTAAGTTGGTCTTGAAAACCAACTTGTATGCTTGCCAATAAGACATGGTTGTCTCCTTTCAGGAAGGGAATGTGGCATAGGTATATTTATACAATATAAAAGTGGTAAGGGTAGTCACCCGGGGGACGGGTGACCACCACTTACTTAGACGAACAAGTCGTCGTGCTGATGCTGGTACGGCTTAACGCCGGTAGCATTGTCACGAAAGATGACTTCTGTCATGACCTTGCTGTCTTGGATGTAACCCAAGACCTCAGAGATCTCGACATCAAGCGCATGACGCTTGTTTGTCAATGTGTCCAGTAGGGAGCTAAGCTCCCAGACGGACATGTTATTAAGAGCCTTCTTACGAAAGCGTGCCATAGTGAACCTCCTAGTTCATGTTGGGAATGTGGCATTGCTATATTTATAATGATATAATATAAATAAAGATATAAATATAATAAGTATAAGATTAGTTCGCTCAAGGTCCCCCGAAGGAGACCCTGAGCTATGGGACGAGCCTGCTATTACTAGCGGCTTGCCTTGTGGCCTGCGATGAGGCCTTTCGTAGCTTCGACTGTGCCTGTCACTGTGACATAGGCGGCCTTTGCTACTGCAAATTCGGCTTTGCCTGTGAGTGTACCTGCTTGCATGCCCTTAGTGCGGCATGCTTGTAGGAACTCTGGCTTAGCTGCGTACTTGCTTGTCTTCTTTGCTTTCGTTGCCATGTCAACCTCCTAGGTTGTGTTGGGAATGTGGCATTGAGATATTTATAGGGGTATACTGTACGGGGCGTGTTAAAAATATAACACTGTACAGTATAATAATCATTACCCCTTTATATTTTTTCCCATATTTTACTTATTTAAGAATTTATATACCCTTATATATGTTCACATATCGTTCAAGTCAAAAAATTTTCCCCCCAATAAAATCACATATAGAGTTTTATATGTTTATAGAGGTTACCAAAAAAAATCCAAGAAATATTCCCCTACGAGTTGCAAATGGTCTAAACACCCTGATAGGTTTCCTCTTGTCATGAACAACCAATACACAACAAGGAGAAAACATATGACAAACAAGAAAATAGGTCCCGCCAAAGACATAAGCTCTGAAGGTTTCCACGATATGTCTGATATAGATGATATCTATCAATCAGCCTTCAGCTCCTATGGATCTAAGAATGCTGATTACGACTACGTAAACTTCGACACAGATAACTATGCCTACGAAGCTTACTAAGAACACCTCTTTACACCCTAACAATGCCAAACATATAAAAGGATTTGATATGAATATTAATGAAATGACAGAATTTAAGTCAACAACAACAATAAACCAGCACTTCTTATTAGGATCAGAGAAGTTATTTATAAATCCAATCAATAATTTCAGTAATCAGTTCAAGTATGATCACTCAATTACCCTTATCGACACACATGACAGAAACAATCTGTCTGAAGCAGAGAAAAAAGCTAAAGTTAAGCAGTATCATAGGAACTTAGCCATACATTGGGAGATTAATTACCAATCAAGAGTATTCATTGGAACTGGACAAGATTGTCTATACCTATTTGATCTCTATACTAACCATGGGATCGTCTTTGATGCGGCGATTTTGATCAACTTTGATTTTAGCGCCTTCACAGACAATGAAGTTATTCTAAAAGGCATTAAAAAACATACAAAGATATATAATTTCTATAATAATAAGAAATTCACTGATACCAAGTTAGCCCACGTGAATCAATTCATCCCAACAAGGGTGTCTCCAGCTTTCAGTAAGCGTTTTGCACTTGAAGCAAGTGGTGTACTTACCTATGACACATATGAACTGTTATACATGAATCGAAAATCACCAAGTGAATACAAAATGATTGAAGATGAGTTTACTTTAGTAAGCTAATCTTACAAGAGGTTATCTAAGCCGTCTTCTGGGTTCCAGTCTTCGGCTGAGATAATCATTTGTTTAACATCATCAGGAGTGAGTCCTCTTACAATGGCTTCTGCGTCAGTTCCCATCACCTCAGCAGTCTCTAGTACCATTTCCCACTGTTCTGGCTTAAAGAAACTAATCGTTAGCTTACTCTCATCATCTTCTGCGTGAGCTGTAATAACATAGTTATACATCTCTATCATATCTGGATCATATTCCATGAGCTGATCCATTGTCTCTGGTTCAACATCATCACCACGTACTATCTTTTGAATCATCTCCCAAAAGTTCATGGTATCCCCTTACTCTTACCTATCATAGATAGTACCCTTATTTTACTATGTAAAGCTATCTAATTTGTTAAAAAATAAAAAATAATTTTGCGCGGAACGGCTGGAGGTTAGTATTGACTGCGTTCTATACGATTCTTAAATGACTTAGTATATTAATGAAATCATCATGATCTTTTGAACCTTGAACATGAATATCAGTTTGATCTAACTGATGATTATTAAGAATATTCTCATGTTTAATATCTAAGGTATTAACCGTAGTGAAATCATCATGATTAAACAAACGCCAGTCATCACCGTTGTAGTAATTCTCTATATCTTTAAAATTAATATCCATCTTGTGTGTTTACTTCCTCGATCCAGCTGTCGTTGCATTCTCTGCAATGTACAGCATATTTTTCTTTAACTCCATTTACGGTTAATGTGTTAACTGTAAAGTTTGTTGGGTATGGGCATTCGATACACGGCTCAATCTTGGGAAGGTTTGCTCTCATTTTCTACCCTCAATTTAAGTTGTTCGAATAATTTCTCATCATCTTTTAGTTTACCAATTGCATTTTCTCTACCTTGAGCAAAGTTTTCTCCGTCTAAGAAGATCCATGCGCCTTTTTGAGTAAATATACCAATTGATAATGCTAGATCTAAGATAGATCCGTACTGATCAACACCTTTTCCATAAAAAATATCAAATTCAGCAATTTTTAGAGGTGGGGCCATCTTATTCTTAATAACTTTAGCCTTGACCTTAATGCCTATTGAATCGCCTTCTTTGTTCTTAATATCTTCTTTCTTACGAAGATCAATTCTAACTGAGGCAGCATATGGTAATGCACGCCCGCCTGGTGTTGTTTCTGGATTTCCAAACATCACACCAATCTTCATTCTAATCTGATTAATAAAAACAATGAGTGTTTTATTGTCATTAGCTAGTGCAGTAATCTTACGCAATGCTTTTGCCATCATTCGAGCTTGTAAGCCCATTTGATTTGCGTCCATTTCGCCTTCTAGTTCTGCTTTTGGAACTAATGCAGCAACTGAGTCAACAATTATTAAACCAACGTCTCCAGTTTTCACTAATTTATCAACGATTTCCAATGCTTCTTCACCATAATTTGGTTGAGCAAGAAGTAAATCATCTAAATTAATACCCAAATCCATCATATAAGCTGGATCTAATGCATGTTCTGCATCAATATATGCGCAACGTAAACCCATTTTCTGAGCTTGTGCAACTAAAGATAATGAGATTGTAGATTTACCAGATGATTCTGGTCCGTATATCTCGACAATTCTACCTCTTGGTAAACCACCAATTCCTAAAATCTTATCTAAAGTTGGTGCACCTGTTGATATTGCTGGCCAAGTTTGGGTTTTAGCATTACCAAGTTTCATTACTGTACCGACACCGAATTGCTTATCGAGCAAAGCGATTGCCATGTCTAACGCTTTTGATTCTTCCATATGTGTATTATACCATAGTTTCTTTTAGTGGTTTTCTCAAAATTGATTCAACTTCTTTAATTTTTTCAACCAAAGCTTTTTGCAATTTTCTGTATTCAATTCTTGATTCATTATCTAATCCAAGCTGTGCTTGTCTTACTCTTTCGAGAGTTGCATATAGCTTGAGTAAATAACTTTGATCGACAATGTTCATAAATGCGTTTCCGTCTCTAGTTGCTGATATAATTGGACAGTACATTATACAGACGTTAAGCATTGAAAGTGAGACATTGTGGCAAGAAATATTGATACAGATAATGATTACAGAAGAGCAGCATATCTCTTGAAAGAAAAAATTACTACAGCAGCGGACTTAGTAAAAATATGGTCTTATGCTGGACCTTGTTCAGAGAATTGTCCGTCAATAGAAAAAATCTCAAAAAAGTAGAAAAATTTCTTGATTTTTTTTGACAAACATGAGTATAATGTCTCTAAGGGGAAAACAGAAACTAGAGAACATTATTATCTACTTCTCTTAGTGAAGAGAATCTCTTACCAGTTCCTCCAGAAACTTGCTAGACAAAGCATAAGTGGGTTACTATATATTCCATCACCATACATTAAATTAAGGGGGTGATGATGAAAGTTTATCAAATATATGTTCCTGAGTTAGCAACTTATATAAAATATAAGGTTTTGAATCCAGAAGACATTGAATCATTAGTTGAAGAACTAGATATTAATTCTCCTAAGGACTTCAAACTTGCCGTATTAGAACACGTAATATATAATGTTAAATCAGACGTCACTGATGCACTCCGTCAGATGTCTCGAGACTCAGCAGAACGATGCATCGATGCAATGTATAACGGCTGCGTAATGCTTAACCCCCGGATTAGATATAGATCTTTGGATAGACTTAGCTTATGCTAAATTGCCGCCATCCAACTCTTTTGATAAAGACTTCTCTGCTATAGAATCTGAGTTAGCTAAAAGATATAAAGATACTATCTTAAGTAAAGATTCAAAGAAAAATAATTCTAGTAAACATAAAAAGATTTCTAGACAAAAGTTTCTTGGTTTAGAAGGTCATTTATTAAATAACATTATAGGCCAAGAAGAAGCTGTAGACTCAGTAGTATCAGCTTTAAAAAGATCTCAAGTTGGTTTAAATGATAAGAATAGACCTCTAGGTATTTTTCTCTTTGCCGGTTCTTCTGGAGTTGGCAAAACTCACCTAGCAAGCACATTGCATAAATATCTTTTTAGTGAAGAATATCCAATGGTGAGAATAGATTGTGGAGAGTTTCAACACAAGCATGAAAACCAAAAATTAATAGGATCCCCTCCTGGATATGTTGGTCACGATGAAGGTGGTCAACTAGTAAACCTTGTTAAGAAAAATCCTTACACAGTTGTGCTGTTAGACGAAGTTGAAAAAGCTCATGCTGATATGTGGAACACATTTCTTCGAGTATTTGAAGATGGTGTACTTACAGACGGTAAGGGTGAAGAAGTAAGCTTTCTTAACACGGTTATAATAATGACCACTAATTTAGGTAACGAAAAAACAGTTGATTACCTACTTAGTGGTGGAACTGGCTTTGCTAAAAATATAAATTATAAAACGTCAACTACTCAAATGCCGGCAAAAGAGATGGTTGAAAAAAATACTTTAGATGCAGTTCGTAAACACTTTAGGCCTGAATTCATAAATAGATTAGATAAAATAATTGTTTTTAATCATTTAGATAGAAGTAGTTTAGAAAAAATAGCAGAACTAGAAATGTCTATAATTATGGATAAACTTTCTAAAAAAGGCTACAGTATAAATTACACAGATGAAGTTATATCAGCACTTTTAGATAAGGGCGTAGACAGCGTAAAAGGTGCTAGAGGTTTAGCTCAGGTTCGTAGAGAAAAAATGGAAGATCAATTAGCTGACATTTTAATTAAGTCAGCTCCACCACGTGGAACCATATTTGAGATATCTTACAAAGATGAAAGTGATAATTTTATATTTAGATTAAAGAAGCCTTCAAAAGCAGCAACTACCGCTTAGTTTAATTACTATATAAGTATGTCTAAGTAAAAAGGGGATCCTTATGGGAATGTCTTCAGCAGTTACTGGTTTAATTCCTAAATCAGTTTCCGGAAGAATGATGTCAGCTGGTTCAGCTATGGCTACCGGAGTAATTAAAGCAGGAGCTAGAGTAGGACGTGGTGCAGCAGCTGGTTCAATGGCTGATCGAATCGGAAACAGAGGATTAATAAGAGCTGGCGGAATGATGGCAAGACATCCGATGAGAACTTCCGCAGGGGCTATAGGTGCAGCTGGTGGTATTGCGGCTAATCGTCGTAGAGGTAGCCAAAACTACCCAATGTACTAAGGGGGTTATAATATGTTTCCTCGCTTATCTGGAATGTCAGCTGGAGCACGCGGTCTTGCGGGAAAAGCTAGAAGCACAGGTGGAAGAGCAGCAATGGGCGTACATAAAGGCCTTGCTGGCGGTGGAGCTTTTATGGGCCGGAGTGTCATCTACTGCTCATTCTTCTTTTACTAGAAAAACTGCAGGAGCAATTGGTAGTGGTCTAACAATGGCTTCTAGACATCCGAAGACAGTAATGGGTGCAGCTGCAGGTGGAATTGGTTACGCCGGCTATAGAAATAGAAGAGGTAGTCAAAATAATCCACTGATTGGATTAGAATAATTTAATGTTAGCTGGAGCAAGACGTTTAGCTGGCGGTGCTGGAAGGATAGTAAGTGGCGCAAGAATGCCCAGCACTAGAAGGGGGAAATTTGCCCTTGGTGCTGGCATAGGAATGGGTGGAATGTACGCCGCTGGAAGAATGGGAGGAAGATCTTCTGGTGCTAACGGCATTTCCCCTAAGTCAAGTGGTGGAATGACAGGAATGTAATATAAAGTGATATAATGTTATATGTCTAAATGTAAGGATGTTTAAAATGAGTGACTGGAAGAATTTTATTAATATAAACGGTGATTTTGAATTGCCAAATTTTTTGTATCGAACAATAAATGATTTAATGAAACAAGCTTTAGATATGGGCACACTTCTTTCAGATGACCCTTATAAGCTAAGAGCTTATAAAGAACAAACAAAAAAACTATTTAAAAATAAATGGTATGATTTAGCTCAAGCTTTAGAATTTTTTGAGATAATAGAACAGTGCCCATGTGCATCGGCAAGATTAGAAGTAAATGGCGGCAAGGATGTTTATTGTGATATATGTAAAGGTGCTAGATTTATTATCAGCTCTGCACTTACTCCTGACCAAATGCGTGAAGTTAGTACTTTTGTTAATGCGGCACAAAATGTGGAAGTAGCAGAAAAATTACAAAAAAGTTTAATGAAAATTCTTTCGGAACACAGATGAAATGTGGTAGATGTAACTATGATCTAAATTTTGTTTATGAAGATATAGTTCAGGCTGAACAAGTTTTACATATTCAAGAATACTATTGCCCCCGGATGCAAGAGCTGTTTAATAGAAACGTACGCTCAAGAAGGTATTGTTAAATCTGAATGGATTGATTTTAATGGAAAATAATATAGAAAGATTTGAAGATAAAAATTCTTTTATGGATAAGTTTGAATCACTTCGTCCTGATTTATTTTTTCCAGATGAATGGACAGATGAACAAAGAGAAAAAGCTGTTGATTTAGTTCGTCCACAAAAAACAAGAACATCAATGTTCTCTTCAATTCCAATGAGATGTGAAGCATCACGTTGCATTTTTGCTGAAACTTGTCCACTTCATCAACAAAATTTAGCACCAAAGGGAAAACCTTGTCCAATAGAAATGGGAATGGTTTCTCAGTTTACTGGTGAATATATGGAACAACTAGACGTAAGTCCAAATAACTTAGTTGAAGTTTCAATGGTAAGAGATTTAGTTGATCAAGAAGTTCAATACTTGCGTAAAACAAAACTATTAGCTAAAGAACATTTTATTCAAGAGAATATTATTGGTATAGATAAAGATGGTGAGCCAATTCTTAAAAAGGAATTACACTTAGCAGTAGAGCTTGAAGACAGATTACATAAAAGAAGAAAAGATTTACGTAATCAATTACTAGCAACTAGAGAAGCTAGGGCAAAGACTGGTCAAACTCAACTTGATACAGCTCAGGCAATTTCTGACATCATTCAAAAAGTACAAAAGATTGAAATAGAGAATAATAAACTTATTCGCAAAAAACTTGGTACATACGAAATAGATGATTATATAGAAGCTAGTACTAAAGAATTAGAATAACAGAATGAAAAATCATAGGTTAACTAATACTCAATTAGAAAATTTGGGCACAAGAGTAAAAATTGGCTCAAAAGGGATAAATCCAATTCCTCAATCTTTACCTATAACAAATCAAACAATTGAAACAATGTTACGGAAATGAAACAGTTCTTGGTGAAACTTTTACAGTTGGATCTCCAAGAGGGTATTTAGAAAGAGCAAAAGCTGTTACAGACGAATATTTAAAAGCAATGTTAGATCCAAAAAATAGAAGCGCATCCGGTAACGCTAGGTTTAGGGGCTTAACAGAACAAGGCCTAAGAGATAACATAGAGTTTCTTGTTCAATCAGAAAATTTAGATTTATCTTTATTGAATAAATCAGCAGCTGATAGTGTATATGCTCAATATAGAAGTTCAGCACTTTCACTAGATCAGACATTTACTGAGCTAGGCATGCCGGCAATGTCACTTCCTTCGGAAAGTCCATATAGACACTTTCTAAGATATATAGTTGATCCATTTGGTAGTGGTGATCCAAAAAATGGAATTCATCCAATGACACTTAATCTAATGAGAACATCATATAACCCAACACACGACGCAACAAGTCTTGAAGATTTTGCAACTGGTAGAAATAGAATGAGATCTCCATTTTCTTTGGAAAGACTTCATGAAAGAAGTAAAAAATTTTTTCCAGAAGGATTACCTACATCATACGCAGATTCAGTTGCATCAAATAAACCAATGAATCATTTAGCTTTTGATAAAGGAAAAACATATACAGTTTTAACATGGGACACTGAAACAACAGGACTAACTTCAGAATCTCAGATAAGAGAAATAGCGTTAGTTAAAAGAACCGTTACATACAATGCTGATGGAACAATGACCAGTAGTGTACCGGAAATATTAACTAATAAAAGTTTTTCTTCTGACTTAATGGATATAGCTGGATATTTTGATAAATCAACTGGAAATACAGTTCCGCTATCAAGAGCAGCATTTCTTTCAGAAAGAGGCGGAATTGCAAACGTGTCCGCAGAAGAATTGGCTAAGTTTGAAGGAGCATTTAAAGACGGCGGTGCTGGAGCTGTTGAAAGTTTAAAGGATGTTTTAAGGTTATTTACAAATGAAGGCGATGTTTTAAAAACTGGTCTAGGTATAGAAAACTTAAGGATAGAAGGACACAATGCTGAAGCCTTTGACTTAGATAAACTTATAGGAACTTTACAAAGACTTCCTGCTTTTCAAGAAGATGATGAAGCAAAAGGATTATTAAAAAAATTCTTACAGTTAAGGTCATCTAAAGCTGATTACATGCTAGATACATTAGATAGTGCAAAAATAGCTATTGGAATGCAGCAGTCTGAATTAGATAGAATAATGATAAATAGTGGATTAGAATTATCTAAAGATTTGCGACGTGGATTATTGTCTTCTTTTAGTATTTCTCCAGAAATGTTTGGCGGAGCAAAAGGTACTGAATCATTAGAAAATCTTTTTCTAAATACTAACTTTTTTGAACTATTAGAAGATAGAGCTGGAAAAGAAGGAATAGATACTTTAACTGGTTTAATGGAAACTCGCGGTACTCACACCGCAGAAGTTGACACTATGCTTAACGCATACATTAGTGATTTTATTAACAATAATGAACTTAGAATTAGAAGACTGCCCACTGCCGGAATGCCGCCAGCTGGATTAAGTGCAGAAGCAGCTGATGAATATACAAGGAATAGCGAAAAGCTTGAAGAGTTATTTAAAACACATGGTTTTATGAAAAAAGATAGATCAATGACTGCTTTTGAAAAATTCATGAGACAAAGAATTAGAAGAAGTAGCGCTGTAACTCCAATAACAAATATATCAGATATGAGTAGAATATCTGATGATGTTTTCCAATTTCTTAATACAGAATCTGGAATGCAAAAAATATCAATGTCTGTTAATCCTGATTATTTAGCAAGATTAGAGAGTCAAGGAATTAATCTTGGTATTAAAGCTGAAAACCTATCAGTACCTGGTGCTCCATCAAATGTTATGGATGAAGCTTCTGCCGGAAGAATTTATTTTGATTCTGAACGTGGTAAATATGTGTTTTCAAATTTTGAATCTAGAGGAGTTGCAGGAGCAGGAGTAGGATTTCAAGAACTTGATAACGGCGCCGTTGAATCAGCATTTAATTTTGCATTAAAAGAAGCTAAGCAAGGAAAAGCTTTATCAGAAAGAATAAATATTGGTGCTGGTGGATCAATTGGGGTAAATCCAAGTACGGAGGCTTTATCTAATATTGGGATAACTGAGATAGAGGCAACTGAGCTTGACCAAATGATGAGAGCTAGAAGAGGGCTTGGTTCACTGGGAACGCCAAGATCTTTGCCGACTGATGTAACTGGTTTATCTGAAGCATTGGGGACTACATCAGAAAAATATGGATTAAGAGCTGGCGGTTTTGCTCCAGCGGTTGTTGGTGAAAAAACCGCTGAATACTCACAGGCTTTAATAGATAGAGGGCTACCTTACGCTACTTACGATGTTAGAAGTAGGATAATGGCAGCAGCAGAAGCTAAAGCTACTTCAGGAATAGGTCAAACTTTAATAGAAAGAATGTCAGCAGCAGGAGATTCAACGTTTGCCGCATTAGCAGGTAAAGATATAAGTAAGTTATCCGATATTGGAATACAATTTACAATGGGTCAGGGTAAAGAAAGTATTTTTGGATTAAAGAGTAGATCAAAAGCTGGAGCTATTTTTGATATAACTGAAAATTCATATTTTAGAACACCAGTTACCAATACTTCAAAACAAGCAAGTCGAGTTATAGTTAATGCAGACGATCTTTCAGAACTTATGATACGAGAATTTGATAAAAGTGGTAATGTAACTGGTGAAATTAAATTTGGAAGTCAAGAATTTATAGAAAATGCAAATTTAAATAGATTTATAGATTCAACTGTTCAGGCAACAGATGCAGAATTAGGAGCTACAATTAACAGAGCCTTTGCTCCAAAAAATTTAGGCAGACAAACTACTGAAGATTTAGCTGAGCAAGTTTTATCCGGAAACATTAGAGCCTTTAATAAACTTAAATCAACACCAGGTTCTTATATATCTACAAGCTTAAAGGAAGAAGCAGAAGCTTTAGCTAAAAATATCTTTGGTGATCAAGAATTAGTTGGAGTAGGATTAAAAGAAAGAATGCAACAACTAGCGGAAATAGCTGAATTAACCACAAGAGAAGCTAGAGAAGGTGCATTAAGGGGATTAGCAGATAGCGCAGATCCAAATATTTTTGTTAGAAACTATGGAGAAACAATTGGCACTATAGCAAACTCTATAGAAGAATCATTTATCACTGGAATGAAAATAACTGGAGACGCAGCAGTAGAAACAATAAACGAGGCAAGGTTAGCTCAAGGTATTTCAGGAGTAAGAGATACAGACGTCGCCTTAAGAAATAGACCACATAGACTTATTAGTACAATGAAGACTGAGGACGATGGTGTACTAGGTTACATGATGTCTGGTTCAGTTACTGATGATATGGATGCGGCTGCAAGAAGCTTAGTAAGTATTCCGGGTGAATCAACTGATATTGGAGTAGCAAGAGCTACAGAAGACGCAGCAGCACGCGCAGCACTTATTGATTCTGGATCATTTGTAGATGATATTACTCCAACATTACCAGGTCTTAATGAAGGTGAAAAGTTTGCCAGTGAGGCAATTGCTGTAGGTAGAAGAGTCTATGAATCTAATAAGGGTAAATTTGCATTAGGAGCTTTGGCTTTAGCTGGAGCTGTCACTGGATATAAAATGGCTAAAAGAGGAAACGAAAATGATCTTTATAGCGCTACTATGGGACCAGCACCAGTTGAAGAAGGACAAAGACCTTACGGTATACAGGAAGCTTTAATGGGCAATGGTCAAACTTCAAGAAGAAAAGATCCATTGTTTACAGCTGGTATTGTGGGAAATTTAGATAGACAAAAAATAGGTCATACATCAATGGGTTCTAATAAAAATAGCCACTTATTTGGAGATAGATAAATGTCACTTTTATCAAGCATAGGTAAAACTTTATATAAAGGTGCAACGACTAAAGCTGGAGCAGGCTTGATAATAGGAGGCGCAGCTGTAGCTGGCCTTGCAAAAAATGCCGCACCAGCTGCAAGAGATGCAGCAATGGATGTTGCTTTTGGTGACCCCAATGCAGATGAAGCATTTCTTGGAAGAAAATTAACACCAGGTGCAGTTTTTGATGCAGCAGTTCCTGGTTCACACACAGGCAGGAATACAATAGGCGCTATGGGCGCAGGAGCAATGCTGGGAGGCGTTGTTGGTGGTATGGCTAAGGGTTTCAAGGGTGGAGCATTAGGAGCAGCATTTGGAGCAACAGCTGGGTTAGCTGGATCTGCTGCAATGGGTATTGGTTATATTAATCGAAACGAAAGATTCATAAATGAATCACCATATGTTGGAACTAGAAGATTAAATAGAGATATGACTTATGGTGGAAAAATTTATGGCCAACAAAGAAATTCATCATTAGAAACCGCACAAGAACTTAATGCAGATGGAAACATAGTTCTCGGTATGCATAACCTTAGAAGAGGAGGTTAAAAATGAGTGACATGGGCGGAATGGTTAACGAAGCTCCTCAAATTCCAGGAGCAATGGGTAAGGTTTTGGGTGTAGCTGAAGCAACATCAGCATCACAAAATCCACTTTTATTATTTGGTTATGGTGCGTACAGAGCTCAAAATACAATTCTTAAAGGCGGATTCCTAGATAATAAAAGAGGTGTTGGACGGAAGATTTAGTCCTAACCTTGCAGCTAGATCTAGGGCAAAGTTTAGACCTTTCGTAGGAAACGCATTAGATCCACTTGGACCACAGGGTGCTAATCAATTTGTTGGTGGAAGAAATATATTTGGCAGAACGACTAGAAGAGGAGAAAAGCTAGCAAGAGGTCGGAAGATCTGCAATTAGATCTGGCACAGATGATTTAACTAAAGTAGGATCTAACTTTAAAAGATTTAGAAGAGCAAATTTAACCTTAAATCCTAAAGCATTTTTTAGAGATCCAAACCTTTCTCGATTTGGAGCAGGGTACAATAGGGGCTTTATGGCACCTAATGCTGGTGGAGCATTAGCTTCATTGGGCAATATGTTGACTAGAACTTCCAAAGAAGCAAACCCAACATTTAGTGGTGGAGTTTTTGGAAGATTAGGAGCTGTTTCTAAACTAGAAAGAAGAGCAGCTGCTGGTCGTTCAACTGCTCGTGGAGATTTAAACCTTGCAAGAATAGCCAAGATGAATGGAGCAGTCTCAACAGAGGTTTATGCTGCAGCAGGAAGTCGCCTACCAGCCGTTAGAGATCCTGCCACGGGTAGATTTATGAGAAACCCAGCAAACTTCTCAACCCAGGTAACGCCATTAGGAACTATGGTAAACAGAGCAGCTGCGGGTGAGGCTTTGTCAGTTGGTGAACGTAGAGCCATGACTGCAGCAGGTGTAAGAGGAACCGCTAGTAGATCTTTTATGGAATATGCTTTTATGTCAGGAGGTGGCCTTGATTTTATGTCATCCCAAGCTTTAGGTGCTACCGCTAAAACATTTGGAACAGGAACACTCACCTTAACGGATAATGCGGAAAAAGTAGTTAGAGGTTTAGCAAAAGGCATTCATGGAAATGGACAATTTGGAGTAACGGTTGCCAATAGACTTGGTATGGCAATGCCAATGACTGAGCTCGGTGCAGCAAAAATGGGTCAAAGACTTTTGGGAGAAGGTATTTATAAAACCATGGGCGCCCGAGGAACAATGCAAGCAATAAAATATGGTGGAGCAAAAGTTGGAATGGCTGTTGGAGCAAGAGCTGTAGCTGCAGCTGTTCCTGGTCTTAACTTAATATTTGCAGCAGATATGGCTTACCAACTTGCTAAGCTTGGTGGATTGGCTGTTAAGGCTGGAATCAATTTTGGTAAAGATGGAATGAAGTCAATGCAAGGTAACATGCATACCGGAGTCTTTGGAGCAGGATATAAAGATGATGAAGTTAGAGCAACCTCTAGAGCTAGAGGTGTTTCTGCAATCCAAAACAGCAGACTAAATGCTAGATCATTACTTGGATCAGAAGGTGCGATGATGGCTTCGCATTTCGGGTAGAATATACTATGGACAAAACTCAAGAATTTCGTAAAAGATTAGAAGGTCTTTCTAGAGATGATCTTTTAGAAATTATTAACGCGCAAGATCCAGAATATTCAAAACAGGTTAATAGAATTGAATGGGTTTTTAAAAATAAATTAAATCACATAAACTGGGCAGATGGTACGCCAGTTGAAGGAAGAGAATTTACAAATAGAGAATTAGCTTTATTGATCGACGAACCTTTTGAGGTTGACAATAATCTTTTAGACATGCGGAATATCTGCTGATCAACAAAGACAAATACATCTATCTAAGGATCCATGTAGATGGGCAAAACATTTTCTTCAAGCAGAAACAAGAGTTTATCAAACTTTGATTTTGCGCGATCCAGCATTAAGAAAAGTATTAAGAGCAGGTCGTCGTTTAGGAAAAACTTTCAGCATGGCTATTGCTTTACTCCATTATAGTTACACTCATAAAGATGGAAGATGTCTAGTTATTGCTCCAATGAAATCGCACGTTGAATTAATTTATCAAGAAATTCTTAGATTAGCTTCTAAGAATGAAATAGTAATGAATTCAATTACAAGAAAAGTAACTAGTCCTCAGTTTATGATTCAATTTTCCAATGGCTCTACAATTAGGTTCTTCACATCTGGTATGCGCTCAGGTGGAAAGTCAGACGTAGCCCGTGGTCAAGAAGCGCACATAATTGTGTTGGACGAAATGGACTACATGCACGCAGATGACCTTGACGCGCTCTACGCGATGTTACAGAAGACCGCAGAAGATCAACCGGATAAAATACTCATTGGAGCTTCAACACCGACTGGTAGAAGAGAAAGATTCTGGGAATGGTGCAGAAGCGCTAGATTCCAAGAGTTTTGGTTTCCGTCATATTGCAACCCATATTTTTCAAAAGAACAAGAAGATGAATTTAGAGAGCAATACTCAGAGATGGGTTATCGTCACGAAATTGAAGCAGACTGGGGCGAAGACGCAGAAGGTGTTTATCCTAGAAAGTTTATAGACAAAGCTTTTATAGATCCATCTTGGGATTATACACCTGAAATACAATCAGCTAGATCATTTTATACAATTGGGGTTGACTGGGATAAATACGGCGCTGGAACAAACATAGTTGTACTGGAAACCTGCAATGAGAACTATGAAGATGAAAGATTTAGAAATAAAGTCAGAGTTGTGTATAGAGAAGAAATTCCCAAGTCTGAATATACTTTAACAAATGGAGTTAATAGAATAGTTGAATTGAATGAATCTTTTCATCCAAAGCATATTTATGTTGACCGCGGATACGGAGAAGTTCAAGTTGAGCTACTTAGAAAATATGGAACGGAAAACCCAAAATCAAATCTTAGAGACAGAGTTAAAGGAATAGGTTTTGGTGAAAGTATAGAGATAAGAGATCCATATACTAAGCTTCCAATTAAAAAAGAAATTAAACCATACATGGTAGACAATCTAACTCAATACCTTGAAAGAGAAGCTATTTTATTTCCAGCTTCAGACGAAGAACTTTACATGCAGCTAATTTCATATGTTGTTGTTAGAACCACCCAAATGGGAAGACCTATATTTGAAGCTGGTGGATCAGCCATGGATCACGCGCATGATGCTTTAATGCTAGCACTTCTTGCTATTACTCAAAATTATGGAGACTTTAGTAAATTAAAAGTGGCAAGAAATACAGAGAGTTTTTCAAATACGTTCTTTATGCCAAAGACAAGCAGTGCATCTGATGATAGGGATAAAGAAGCGCCTGCATCTGGTATCATGGTAACTACTAAGAGAAACTCTGACTTGATGCCAGGTATCAGAAAAGGGAGACCTGCAAAACGTGTTTCTAGAAAAATGTTTTAGGTAAAAATATGTCATTAGTTAACAATATAGACAATCAACTTTCAACAGAGCAAAAGGTAACATTAGATTATTCAACAACTGAATCATCTTCTCGCAGCTCAACTGAATCAGTTTTTTCTAGAAATGGACCAAATTCAAATCTCCGCCAAGCTGGAGTATCATATGGTAATGATCAGCCATATTCAGTGCCTTTGCAATCTCTTAAGCAAGAAGCAAAAAATAGTCTTTCCGACTTACTTAAATTCTTAAAAGATTTAGAAGATCTATTAAGACAAGTAAAACTAGATCCATTAAATAATCCAAACTTAGAAGAAGCACACGCCTATGTTTGGGATGAAATTAATAAAGTTGATCATCCATATCCCAAAATAGAGATAGAAGGATATGCGGGTAGCCTGAAGTATCCTAGGCCACCTTTCATATGCTTTGACCAATATCTTTATGCGGAAGGAGTTCAAACAAGAGGTTATAGAAAATTTGTAAAAGAATATGATAACTTAATATCAAATACTACATTTGGTCACATCTACGATTTTAGAGAAATTATTAAGTACTTAGTAAACGAAACTAATTGCATCATAAGTTCATTAGGTGCAGATTTTGGAGATAACTATGAAGATGACTCACAACAGCAAGTCGCGTCGTACTACTTATACTGGCTCAAAATGGCAATCCACTATAAGGAACTCTTTGCCCAATCAATCAAATCATCCCCAACAGGTTTGCCAGAAACCGAAGTGGATAAAACAACTAAAAAGCAAGCCGCTCAATTTCAAGCATTTTTTTCTATCAAAGTAAACTCTTTAACGAACATGATAGACAGCCAGTTAGATACCCTTCATAAAGATTTGGTAACTAACTGCAATGTATTTTACAATAAGTATTTAAGTCCATCATTAAGGTTTAAAACAAAAGTTGTTTCCGATTTTGCTCTAGATATAAGAACTACAAATATGAAAACAGAACTACCTTCTTTGTCAGAAGAAGCAGCAATAGCACTATTAGCCGCAGAGGGTAACTTTAAGTCAGTTTTAACAGACCTATTAGAAAGAAGGAATAACACATCTGCAAAAATAGATTCCTTGTATCAATCTATAGTTCAAAGAAGAAAGTACACAAGCTTTATATCTCAGCTATCTATAAAAGCTGTAAATAGAGAAAGAATTGTTACTACCGAAACAGATTCAAATTATGCTTCTTTGCTTTCTGGTTTATTCGTAGATGAGTCTCAAATTAACTCACTAAAATCTAGTCACTCTTTATTAGATGACTTAAGCGAAGATAGTCATCCCCAGTATCTAATGAAGTCTGGCGGAGTAATAGTTGGAGATATAACAGTAGAAAATGCTGCAAAGATAGACGGAGTACAGATAGGTGAACATTCTCATTCTGGCTCAGATGGATCTAAAAGAATAAGATCTATAGACATAGATTATGAGTCGGTAAGAAATGAAATTAATTTACAGCAAATAAATTCAGCAGCAAAAGAAGTTGTTATCAAAATTGACTCTATCACACCTGATATACTAATAGGTGGAGTTCCAGTTGCAGATGTAAATATCAGCATCGATATACCAGATGAATTTAAGGACAAATACGATTTTGAAATATTATACATAGAGTTGTGACATGAGCTGGTTTAAATATTTAGACAATACAAGTAATTTAGCAAGTCCTCAACAAAAGGTTTATACTACTCCGCCCTTAAAAAGACGGAATAGCAATAGATCAATTAAAAGACTATATAACTACTAATGATTGGTTATTTGCAGACATTGGAAATAATGAACTAAATTATGTATATAATTCTAGTCTTCTTAAAGTTGAGCAAGATCATTCATATTTAGTCGTTTATGAAAATTCCAATGTTTCAACATTAGAAGCTTCAACTCCTGTGGTTACTAAAATTGTTGACGGTATAATGTATTTTAAGGCCGCAAAGAATCACGAAGCAAATACTCTTCCAGATGGAACCTATAGCGTCTATTATGGATCTGACTATATTAAATATATTCACGCAACTCCAGTCACATCAAATTCAGTAACATCTTATGAATACGTAGAATATCCAAATACTGTTATTAATTCACTTGAAGCAAGTCCAGGCTACAGTCCTTACTATAGCGCAACTCCACCGAGTATTGATTTGTACGACACTGAGATTAATAAAAACTCTATTGGATATTATAGATTGGCATACTTCAACGATGGAACGGATTGGATTAATAATCTGTCAACAAAAGTTGGATCTAAGATAGTCGGAACTTTTAGTGGACCAAACATTAAAATAACTGGTGCAGTTGGTCCAGGATATGGTAAGTGTAAAATTAGAATAACTACAAAGTATGAATCTTCAGCAGAAACTGAAAATATAGTTTTGGACTGGTATGAAATTGACTGTTATTCAACTGAAGAAAAAGAATCAATAATTTTTCAAAAAAATGATTTAGAATATCTTGACTACACTCTAGAAGTTGAAACTTTATCAGATAAAAATATTTTATCGGCTAACAATCAAATTTATATAAGTAAAATAAGTTTTTTAAGAAATTTTTATTTTTCTTTAGATGATCAAGAAATAAATCCAGATTTGAACTTTAAGTCAATAGGAGGTTTAAGATAATGGCTACAGTCAAAAAAACTATACAGAACTTAAAACCTGGAAAACAATATCTTTTAACAGTTAAACCAAAAGATGTAGAATTAAACGTTCTTTTAGATCCAGCTTCAGCTATTAGATTTACTGTTCCAACTGACGTTACTCAGCCGGCAGAACTTGGTGATTTAACAATAGTAGGAAACTACAAGTCAATAATGATTAGCTTTAATCCTTCTAATGAATCAGACTTAAGAGGGTATAACTATGAGGTTTATCTTCCTGAAGACATTGCTCAAAGCGGATCTACGTATGTAGTCATTAGTGGATCAACCCCGTATCTTTCTGGCTTTTCCGCATCGAACGTCATAGCTGTTGATGTTCCGCAAAACTCTGAAACAACAAATCAGGTAAATGCAAATACTGGAGTCACGACTGTAGTGACAACAGAAAAGCTTTACTTTGCCAGAGTTCAATCAATAGATACATCTAGCAATAAATCTGCATGGACACCAATTGTGGCATCAACTGCTACAACACTTATAGATTCTGCGCACATTATAGATCTTACTGCATCTAAGATTACAGCTGGAACAATCGGCGCACATACTATTACAATGGCTGGCGCAACTTCAATTATTAAATCTTCTACCTTTAATGGAGTTGATGTTGGGGGCGGAAGCTATGCAAATGCTACAACAGGTTGGTTAATCAACGGTAGCGGTAGAGCATATTTCTACGATGCAACAATAGCAGGAAGTATTGACATTGGTGGATTTGACTCTGGATCTTTTCACGTTGATAGTGATGGAAATCTTTGGTTGGGTTCTGGAACCTTAGTTGGTGCTCCGTTCAAGGTTCTAAAAGAAGGTGATGTTACAGCCAATACAATAACCACTAAAAATTTAACGTTAACTGGTAATACAGTGATAGCAAGTAATTCTAATTCAAAAATTTTTCTTGGAACAGGCGTTTACAATAATACTAATACTCCATTTTATGTTGATGATGACAGCCAATTTTCCTTAGGAAATAAATTAACTTGGGATGGTAGCAATCTCACAGTAAGTGGAAACATTAATATCACAGGAGGTAATACTCTTACGCTTATTAACGAAGCACAGTCAGATGCAGATGCAGCATATTCTGCGGCTCTTTCTGCGAGTGCTCTTGTACTTACTGCTCAGAATAGAGCAGACAGTGCTTATTCTTTAGCTGAAACAAAAATAACAGCTGGAGAAATACAAGTTTCGATAGATAATGGCACTACGATAATTAGCGGAGATAGAATTACAACAGGTACAATAAACGCCAATTTAATTAATGCTGGAACACTTAGTGGAGACAGAATATCTGGTGGAACAATTACTGGATCATTAATCACAACAGGTGGCTTTAGCGTTGATGCACCCGGATCAATAACAGCTAGAAACATGACAGCTGCGCTTACATATAGATCCCTTGGAGTCTTCCCAACTGGCGGATCAGGAGTCGGCCCATTGTATGCACAAACATCTGGTGGAGATGAAAGAATAATAAGATTTACTTCATTAAGGGAATTGAAAGAAAATATTACAGATATGCCAGAAGGCCTACCTATAATTAATACATTGAGACCAAGAACATTTAACTGGAAACAAGGCGAAATAGACCCACATACTGAAGAGTCTTGGACCCCAGAAGCTAGAGCAATACATCAATTAGCTCCTAAAAGTTATGGTTTTATAGCTGAAGAAGTTTATGAAGCACAACCAAATCTAGTCTGGCTTGGTCCATCAGACGTAACTAAGTCGTGGGATGAAGAAGGTGGATTGTTTGACATAAACTCTTGGAAACCAACAATGTGGAAAGAAGTTGAAATAGTTCCTATCTTAGTTAAAGCTGTTCAAGAATTGTCAGCTAAAATAGAAGAACTTGAGTCTAGACTTAGTCAATGATATAATAGTAAAATGTCTAGAATAAGCAAGCAAGAACAACAGGAAACTGGTATAATGGAAACTTCTCAATCAGATATTAATGATTCTAATTTAGATGTTAATTTAGTTATAGCTGTTTTTCAAGAAAAACTTAGCAGCTTAATGACTGATTTAGTTATAAAAGAAGCAACAATTAAACAACAATCAATTATTATTCAAAGATTAAAAGGACAAATGTAAAATGAGTGATACACCAGAAGTAGAAGTAAAAACAGAATTTGTAGTTGAAATTAAGATCAGTGACAAGAACCTATCTTACAAGAGCGACTTTACAGAGGCTGAAACAGTTTTTTGGCTTGAGGCTGTAAAAGATCTTATTATCAAGAAGACCTTTGAAGCCGCAGGAATATTAGAAAAACAATAAATTACAGCCTAGACAAATTGAGTCTACTATTAGATATAGGCTTAAATAAGGACGTACCATGGCAATTAGGGATTACCTACCATTTCAAACAGTAGACAAAGATCTTACTTTTTCTGACAAGGCTTTAGCGCCAGAACAAGTAAAGGGTCTGTCTAAGGCTATGAAAATAGCATCGCTTGCTCTTGGTTTTCAGGGTACCAATTATTACTTCAATAATAGAGCTACCTTTGAAAGACCTGCATATGACTTTGAAAGGTTAATGCAAGCTGTTGATACGGACTCTTATGTTAAGCAAGCTATGTCTAAATATAAAGATCTTTTCTGGAAAGAGGGTTGGGAAATAGTTTCTGAAAACCCAGAAGCTATTTCTTATCTTCACCAAAGAATAGATTTCATGGAAATAGCAATGAAGAGACCATTTGTTGATTTCTTAATTGAAGTCTCAGATCAACTCTTTAAATTTTCTAATGCTTTCATTGTTAAAGCAAGAGGTGATTTAAGCGAATATTTTCCAGACAAATTAGCACCTATGACTGGAGATCTTCCAGTAATAGGTTATTACTTAATCCCTACTGAACAGGTAAGAATATTTAGAGATAAGCACAACAGACCTAAGTCATATAGACAAGAGACAGATCCTCTTACTTATATGCCACTTGAGGGAAATCCTGTTTGGACTGCAGAAAAAGTAATTCATCTTCACTTTGATAGAAAAACTGGTAGAGCATTTGGTACTCCGTTTTTGATCAACGTATTAGACGACGTTATTGCACTTCGTCAAATTGAAGAAGACATTCAGAATCTTGTTCACAGAGAATTATTTCCACTCTATAAATATAAGATTGGAACCGCAGAACAACCAGCTGAGCCAGAAGAGATTGAACAAGCAGCTATAGAAATAGAAAA